CGCAGCTAATATCTTTATTTCACAGAATGCTTCTAAACTAGCTAATGAAGTTAGTAAGGTTCAGCTTGGACAAATTGGTATTAAGGCAGTAGGTGGCAACCCACTAGGCTCTACTATTACCAGTGAAACTCAGACTGCTGATCCAAAACAGAAAGCTGAAGTAGCTAACACTACTATTACTGGTGTCAAGAATATGATTCTTGATCCTAAGACTAATCCAGAGACTATCCGTCAGCTAAGCTCTAGTTTGTTTGCTGAAGGTAACATGGATATGCTCAACAAGAACTTTTCACCTAACAGCAGAACTAAAGTGTTTACGGCTCTAGCTTCTCCTGCTATGACTCAGAGAATGGTTGAGATTGGTAAAACTAATCCTAAGGCTCTAGAGGATTACAAGTATTGGGTAACTAGTAACTTTTACGAAGTTATGAGGGTACACGTAGACAACCTAAAGAATCAGTTTTCTGGTGGTACGGATACAACTGCACAAGGAAAGAACCCACTTGTTATTGGGTTTGATGGTCAGAGATTTACTGTTTCTGTAAACCCACAAAAGGCTAGAATTGGTAGTAGCGGAAATATTCTTTCTGTTGCTGGTACTAACCTACCTGCTGCTGGTGTTGGCGGTATGCGTTACTCAATTGAATCAGTAAACGAGATTAACAAAGCCCTAGAAGCTATGGAACCAGTACTAGCTCTTTCTGGAAACAAGGAAGGCCAACCTAGCCCACTAGACCAAATCTTTAATACTATTGGTATTGGTGGCGCCCAGCGTTCGGACCTACAAGAAATTACAAGAGCTTACCAACAGTACAAACTAAGTGAAGAACAGGCTCAGGGTGTTGCTGGTAAGAAACCTGCTATGACTCCTGATAAGTCTCAGCCTGTTCAGGTAACCCCAGCTGATCCTAATGCTATGGCAGACGAAAGTGAACTGCCACCTACAGAGCCTCTAGCTTTTGAGAACCAAGCAGTAGACGGAAACACTGTTAAAACAGTACCTACTATAGCAGAACCCGGAAGGTCTAGTGCTCCTGAGAGACTACCCCAGTCTAACCCGCTAGGTCTACAGGTACAGTCAGAGGCAGAAGCTAACGCCAACCCAATGGTAGCAGGGTTTATTGCGCCTACAGACGGCAGCTTTAGGTCCGGTGGTGATAGGAACACAGCTAAGAGCACAGTAAGTAGAGAAGCCACCCCTGTTGCTACTGGTGGTCCTCTAGACCTAACTAGGTATTACCAGAAGACTATGAGTGCTGAATCTAGTGGTAGAGCAGACGCTAAGAATCCAAGATCAAGTGCTACTGGCCTATTCCAGTTCGTAGAAGGCACTTGGAAAGGGTTAATGCGTAAGTACCCAGAACTAGGTCTTACACCAGAAGGTAGAACTGACCCAGCACAGCAGAAGAGAGCTATGGAGAAGTTCACTCAGAACAACATCCAGTCTCTACGTAAAGCTGGCCTACCAGTTACCAATGGTACATTGTATCTAGCTCACTTTGCCGGTGACGGAGGTGCTAAGGCAGTAATGCAAGCTGACTCTAAACTATCCGTTAGAGACACTCTAAATCGAATGAAAGATGGCCATGGTGATGATGTAATCAAAGCCAACCCATTCCTAGAGGGTAAGAGTAACGCTTGGCTTATTAGATGGGCTGAGAGGAAAATGACTTAAGTAAATAAAAAGAAACCCCCGGTTAACCGCCGGGGGTTTTTCTTTATCTCAATGAGTAGGGATTATGTGTTCTTCACAAAGGAATCCTTGCTTGTACGGTAGCCCAGACTTGTTTAGTTCATCAGACTCAGCTAACATAAACTCAATACCAGGACGAACACATTCATCTAGATTTGGCATTGGTTTTGTGATTATCTGTGGTGGTGCTGAGGCAACCATAAGAATAACTGTTAGTAATACAGACTTAATCATTACTTCATGCTCCTAAACTTAGATGGTAACTGAGCGTACCCTGCAATGTCATCCCAGTGTTCTTTGACGTAGTAGTTACCAGCAGCAATCCTAGAAATCTTGTGTAGAATCATTTCGATAGCCTCATCTACAATTGGGTCCGAGTCTTTTTCAAAGTAAGTTTGGTACTTGTAGTAAACATCCTTTAATTCCTGAGAGATTAATGCTTGTTGGTTAAAAGGACCGTGTGTTTCCTCTCTGGTTGAAATTAAACTTTTGGTAGAATTTTCGCTTGCCATTTAATCATCGTAACCCTAGAGAATCTGCCCAATCTTCAGCATTAAAGATTTCTTCTTCTGTGTACTCAAGAAAATATCCAGTTCCAGCTTCTAGGGCTTCTCTAGTAAGTCTGTATTTAAATTTATTTGTTAGTGAGTCATAATTCTCTAGAAGCTTGCGAGCCAGCATATCGTACTCGTAATCTGACATAGGAGATACATCTAACCAATAATAAAGGTAAGAAGCATAGATAAATTTCTGTTCATCGTTAAGAACCACAATAACCTCCTGAAGTGATGTCACAAACATCGTTCATTTCTACATGTTCTTCCATTTCAGTACCAAGTGTTTTAACAGCTTCTTTGTAAGAAATAGGTGTAAGTGGCTGACCGCCTCTAGCCCCATCTGGATAGCAAGTAAAACCACGAAGTCTAGGGGAGTACTTAGCCAAGACAGAAGTAAAATGATCTACTTTATCTTCGTTATTTAGATCAGTACCCCAAGCTGGAAGGTTAATGGTACTAGAAATAGACATATCAACGTAATCTTGAACGTCTGCCTGAAACTTAATACGTCTTTCATAGTCAGCAGCTAGATCAATAGCACTTTCTACTTTATCAGGGTCAACACCAGTTGTCTGTATAATTTGCTGTGCAGCATGATCTACATAGTTTTGGTAGTGCCACTTAGTCCCTTTTAGGTATCTGCGCTTGTAAGCCACGGCATAAACCGGCTCAATACCCGTTGTAGTACCGGCAAGAATACCAATAGTACCAGTAGGGGCCACAGCACGATTAGCCACAGGACGGCTAATACCAAGTCTATCAGATTCAATCTTTGATACATGGTCAGATACACCTTTGTAGACAGACAACCAATTTCGAAGTTCATTGTTCATCTCGTAACGATGGCCACGTTGTAGAAGCCATTCGTGAACACCCATAATACCAAGACCTAGACGCCGATTTTTTTCTCTAGTTGCATATACCTTATCGTATGGTAGATCAGCCTTGAGAGTACCAATAAGTAAGAACTCTGTTGCTAATGCTACAGCAGAGGCAAACTCTTCCACAGTTTCAATACGAGAGAGATTTAGGCTGCCAAGGTTACAAACATCAGAGTCATCGCTAGAAGTTACTTCGGTGCAGGCATTACGAAGGGTTTCTGTTTCCTTATCAAAGAAATTAAAGCTGAACCCCGGCTCACCAGTTTTCATCGCTTGTCTAACATTCTTCTTAAAAGTGTCACCAGCGTTATTTGTCTTCATATAGTTTAGAAGCCACTTGGTGTCGTAGTTAATAGAAATGTTAGTCATGTCCAGTGGAGCAGGAAAATCAAAGTCTTGTTCTTTAATGTCCTTTAATGTTAGGCCAGTTGTACCTACTTTTAGGGCATCCCAGTCTTTTACAGTAAGGAATGTTTCAACATCAGCATGCCTACAGTTTAGAGAGGCATAGATAGCTGATCTACGGGAACCACCTTGCATTACTCTACGTCCAATCTCATTGATCATCATCATCTTTGGGATTGGACCAGAAGCCAGACCGCCTGTTCTTGAAATAATAGAACCAGAGGGGCGATAAACCGAGTAATCAATACCAATTCCACCGCCGGTCATAAGACACGACTCAGACTTCCAAGAAAGATTTGCCCAATCTTCTCTAGTGTCTTCTTCTGCTTTTAGAAGGTAGCAGTTTCCTGTATGCATATTATTGTCAATGACAATCTGATTTTGTATAGGTTCGTTAGGGCAGAAAACCTCTTCTTCAGCTACATTTTCGTGAATTTCCCTGAGTTTGAATTTAAAATTCTCGGAGTAATTAACCATGTAGATAACGTGATTTTTGTAAGAGTAATCACCAATTTGTGTATCTCTTGTTTGTTCACGAATTTTACTTGAGGTAATGGTAAGACCTGCCAGAGCAGCATTATCTACAAACCATTCTAAAGCTTCTTTATCGACTGAACACAACATACGGTTTGCGTGACCGTCTGCTGCAATCCAGCCTTTAATAAAGGAACCAATATAAGATACAGTTGATGTATTGTTTGGTAGGTTCTTCCAATCAATACCTTGGTTAAAATACAGTACGGGATCTCCACCAGCACTTGGCGGATAAGAAACAGAGCCAATCTTAGAAAGACGTTCTAAGAAAAACTTATCTTTGTCTGAGCAAAGACGTAATTGACCGTTCCTGTTTCCGTCGCCAAAAACAAAACCATGAGCAAAGCCAAGGTCATCGTTACCGGAGTCAAATCTGTTGGAAGGTACAACATCTCCTACCCTGATATCCTCGGTTACTAAACCATTTTCCAGATACCAACGATGGTTTTTTGTGGCAAACACAACATACTTATTTTCTTGGTTACCTTTTTCAGATGTAAATACAAGTTTATTTAATTTCTGAACACCGTGAGAAACGAACTCTGCCGGGTAGTGTTTTCCATCAAACGGAGATAAAACATTGTGTGTTCCAGTCTGCTCAACTGGTGTCCAACCACAGTCTGTAAGTACTTTTGTACCTTTCCTAAGACAGTTATTAAAAAATGCCTTGTCTCTGCCAGCGTAATAAAGATAACGGCCACCGGGGATAAATTTCATATCTCTAATTAGTTCAAAAAGCATTTGACGTTTATCTTTTGCCATATGCTCTTTACAAACATGTTCTACTAAAGTTTTAGACAACTCTTCCCAAGATTCTGCGCTTTGATGTCTATACTTAGAATTAAAGATTGTTTCAGAAAGCTGGTTCCGAAACATTGGGTTTACATTAGATTTAAAAAATGTCACACTAGGTCCTTAAGGTTTGGTTCTTTGTAGTTTGGCCCCTTTTGTACTTTACCGTCTTCTCTTAGAATAGGTTTACCATCAGCACCAAGCTTAGACATATTTGAACGATGAACTCTCATAAAAGCTTCTTCAATAGGCAGATTGTAGGTAACACAGAATCCAAATACAACATAGAGAAGATCAGCAGTTTCCTTTAGAATATTAACTCTAATAGGTTCTGGTACTTTAGCACCTGCTACGATAAACTCATCTGCTTTCTGAAACTCTAGACCTAGTTCCTTGAACTCTTCAGCAATAAGACGCCAACGAAGCCAAAACTCATTAGGAGAAATTTTCTCAAAATCTAAGCCAAAAGGATGGTTAAAGGCTTTATGAAACTCTCTTACCTTGTCAAAGTAATTAATATTAATGTCTTCTTGGAACAATTCTAGTTGAACCGGAGGCTGGAATCGTTCAAAAGCTTCGATATCGTGTTTGTTAATCATTAATTCCCTCAAGTTGAAATTCGTAAATTCTTACAGTTTTAAAGTTTGTAGTGGCACCTGTGTAAAGATGACCTTTTACTTCTTTATGTTGAAGACTAGAAATATTAAACAAATTTAAATCTAAATCTTTTGGTACAACTTGAATTAAAATTCTTCCATCATCTAAAACTTTAGCTGTTATAGTATCGCTAAGTTTAATCTTCTGATCCATCACGTTTTGGTTGCTTTCGTCTGTTAGCCTGCTTAGAGATGACTCTGACTCTTGAGTTAT